TTCACCTGACAATCACCGATAAAAATTCCGTTAATTACAGCACGGAATTTCTGGGAATTATTCAGGCCTTCAATAATTACTTTGGTTCTCAATCTAAACTCCAAGGTTTCATTACACACACAATTGCAACAACAGCGGCCACACAGCCGAGAATTTCGAAAACTATCACTTGGTATATCCTCTTGCATATTTCGGGACCATTGCAACACGCTTCGAAATTTTCACTTTTTTATAATCACAATCGAGGAAGGTTTCGGCAGCCATCGCAAACTCGGCTTCTTTTTCAAGCTTCGCAATTTTCGCCATAATCTCAGCATAGGTCGGAACAGGCATCGAAGCAGCAGGATTCTTACGCTTCAGAATATCAGCCGGGGACACTTTTTTGACCTGGCTCATGGAAGTAATAAACAATTTAATATCCTTTTCTATCGTCAACACACCAATTCTATCAAAGGATGCGGCATTTGTCAAGAGGTCGGATGGGGCTGGTGCAAAAAAACAACAGTCCGGAGGCGAGTCCTGGTCTATGTGAGTGAGTACTTACTTACCAGTCGGAGGCTTCAGTATAACCGTCAGGTACGCTGCGGTCAAGGTCTGGAATATCGATAGTATAATCTTCGGCCGTCAGAGAGGCCAGAGAGGTGCCAAATTGTTTCTGCTTGGCAACGGCTTCGGGAGTTTTATTATATTCTGCTGCAACCTTTCGCATATTCTCTGAGACCTTCTGCGAGTATTCTGGTCTATCACGGTTCGCACAAGACTGGCCGCAATATGGGCCACGTTTTCGGTGCAGCTTCTTACAGAATTTACAGTTTTTTTCTTTATATTGGCCCATTCTTCACACAGGTTTTTCATGGTTTCCGATACTATTCGGTTGCTGCTCTTACTTATACCTAGGTTTTAAACTCTTTTTCTCATAGGTATTTCGATATTCTAATTCTTCCTTAAATATCACTTGTTGGCCTCTGTCCATATAGTTTACACAAGCCCACTCAATATAATGGTCGGGTAATTCAGATACGGTACGGCCTTTATACTTACCCCATGCCATCTTGGTCATTCTACGGTTTACATGGTCTTTATTCATTCTCCCTCCATTCCTTTCTCATGGTCTTATACTGTAGATTCTCTGCAGCTTTTCTACGGTATTCTAAAAAGATTGTAGCGGATTCTGCATAGTGGCAGGTGGCATGGTCTTTCTCTTGCGGTTTGATAGATCGGTCAGAATTATACTTTTTTCCTGAGTGATGGTTGGCATATCTTCTGGATCTTGTAAATCCCATTTCTAAGAATTTACGGCACATATCGGCACCAATAAAATCGTTTTTGGAAATAAAAGACAGGAACATTGTATAGATTTTCTTGGCGGATTTGGTGGCTTCGTTTGGTGTTTTAAATCTCCAATATTGGCAGATTTCGTTAGTGTATGGTCGGACTAATAAAACACCTTGCTCACCACGGCCTATACGATAATATGGCCTGGTTTTGGAATCGGTGAAGTCTAAGTCGGTGTATGGCAGGTTATAATCAAATTCTTTCATTACAGAAATACATCATTGATCTGGCGATTGACACGAATAAAGGTTGTGCATTTTGGCAATTGTTTTAAACTTGGCGCACCGACATAGGTACAGGTTGACCTTAGGCCGCCAAGTAAATCTCTGACGGTATTTTGAATTGGTCCTTTATATGGTATCTCTACAGTACGGCCTTCGGAGCTTCGATACTCGGCCACACCGCCATGGTGTTTTTCCATTGCAGTATCAGAACTCATACCATAGAATGTTACTTTACCATTTTCGATATGACCACCGCCTTCATCATGGCCTGCAAACATACCACCCACCATTACAAAGTCAGCACCACCACCAAAGGCTTTAGCAACGTCACCAGGACAAGTACAGCCGCCGTCAGCAATAATATGCCCGCCAAGGCCGTGAGCAGCGTCAGCACATTCGATAATGGCCGATAATTGAGGATATCCGACTCCAGTTTGGATACGAGTAGTACAAACACTACCAGGCCCAATACCAACTTTAATAATATCTGCTCCACGTAAAATTAACTCCTGTGTCATATCTGCGGTAACAACATTACCTGCAATAATTGTTTTATTGGAAAAGTTTTTTCGGACTCTTTCAACAAAGTCACCAAAATGCTCTGAATAACCGTTTGCAATATCAATACAAATAAACTGTATTTGTGGTTGAGACTGCATTATAATTTCAAGGCGACCAAATTCATTCTCGCTCGTCCCTGTTGATACAGCAAAGGTGTTTGCATCAAGATCAGGACAATTTATATTGTGATCGCCAATGCTATAGGCCTTGACCAATACAGTAAACAGTTTATGGAAGGCAAGAGCTTTAGCCATATTCCATGTACCAACACCATCCATATTTGCGGCCATGATTGGTATGCCAGACCAGGTTTGTTTACTATGGCGAAAGGTGTAGGTTCTTTCTAAATTTACTTCTTTGCGACTACTGAGTGTGGATCGTTTTGGTCTTATCAATACATCACGAAAATCTAATTTAATATCTTCTTCAATTCTCATAGTAAAGTCCTTTAAATTGCAAATTTCTCTTTGGCGTGTGATATAAGTGGTGGATAGTGGCCTCTGCGACAATCAAATTGGCGGCAGGCCTTTGGTCGAATGTCATAGATCGAGCATTTACCATCAATAAACATACCACAACCACCTTCCTTTTTACGATAAAGTGTAATGACAATATTGGCGGAAGGGTTTTCTTTTAACTGATGATCCGTTGGATTGACCAGACTGATTGGATATAATCCTGATGCAATTTCTTCTTGTGTCAGCATCGGTGCCAATAATTCACAGCATTTGGTACAGGTGCCACATGGTACATCGGATATCGGTTCATCAGAGGTAACCGCACTTAGAACCACAGGCATATTCGAATATCGATTCATTAAAAATCACTTTCTAGCAAAGTACGAGACTGTATATCAAAATGCCTTTCGATGGCATTTTTGGCATATTCTAATGAAATATATTGACCAAGATAATGCTCATTGGTAGGAGTTTTATATATCTTTGAGACCCATATATTGGTGTGCGATATATTGTGGACTTGGCCTACAATCAGGCCATCTTTGGTATTGTAATAATAGTAGCAACTAATATTGTTACCACCTTCTTTCCAATCATAATTTTTCATTCATTACGCCATTCACAAAATGTATTGTATTTTAATTTAGGGTTTTGTTTTATATAAACTTTCCATGCTTGGGTACAATCATTAATATTTACTCTTGGCCCTAAATCGGTTGTGACACCATTAATAACCAGAACAAGCACCCATGTTTTCAACATTTAATTGTTCCTTAACATATTGCAAGCCTTTATAGGCCAGAATTTCATCGGTCATACTATTAATAGATATTCGGATTCTATCACAATCTGTTGACAATAAAGGCAATATATGAGTTCGAATAAAGAATATTGCCTTATCACCAAGAGGTATGGTAACTTGCCTTTCGGCTCGATAATACATTTGATGTACCGTTTCATTTGACCACGGCTTCTTTACAGATGGCCTTTGGTTTAAATTCGGTGTATTTGATACAGTCCATACAGATCGCACAAATGGTCCTTTTTGTGTAATCATTGTGGCAATACTATCAGCCGCCGACATGATGAGTTTATTATCGGCCACAGGTTGGTGTATCTCAGCAAAGGTCTTATTAATCTTTTCTGCTGGATCCCAACCAGATGGAAAACACACAGATGCTATTTGCATGGATAATTTACCATCAGCATTTGGTGCCCATATCACAAAATCTTCTTGATATTTTTTGGTGGCCTCGCTGAAATCATTACACTTTAAATAATTCAAAATGTTTTCATGCAATTCTTCTGTTACATTGTTACCAAATATTGGCGAACATAATTTTTTCTTTTGATCAATGTAATCATCATATTGATCATCTTGATATGTTATGGGCTCGGAATCAGAAAGAGGCCTCATATTGGGCCTCATTCGGTATGGTACTTCAATGTCAAAAGGTATCACGGTGTTTGTTCCGTTTCTGTACCATTTGGTTTGAAATCCTTTAATACATTTTCTACACAATCTTCGGTCGATAAAATGTCCTGATAATCATTTGTATATGCGTCAGGATTTGGTAGATCACTATAATGATCCCAAGATGGTTTTTTAAATATCATATCCCAATTATTTTCAAATGTCTTGCGATCAACAGAAAATGGTCTTGGTGCTGAACCTTTTCCACCATCACTCATACTATCTCCTCGGCTTTGGTAGATTTGGTAATTTTTTCCATTCTTCTATCCATTTTTCATGCTCTTCTACTTTTCTTTGTACTTCAATCATTTTCTCTGTTTGTTTGTCATTCATGCGATCAATGCGGTCACGGTAATCATCTACCTTTTTATCAATTGAATTCAGTCTGGCTTCGGTAATCACCAAGCGTTCTTTAAAATAGTCTACATCGGCACCACGGGTGATATTAAACATAATGGACACGGAGGCAACGACAAAGGCGGCCAGAAGAAACATGGCCAACAAATTGATCTTTTCTGAATCGGTAAGAGATTTTATTTCGGTAATAAGAGATTTCATATTGGAAGTATAAATGATAAAAATCGTGTTGTCAAGTATTTAGATAGAATAAATAGGTAATTAATCAACCAAGAGGCAACCATGGCACTTACCAAGATTCAAGGTCAAAACATACAAGATTATGCAATTGATACCAATAAACTCTCAAATACTGCCGTGTCGGCTTTTGCTCAATCCCTTGCACCTAAAGTTACAACGGTAAATGTTGCCAATAGTGCCTATACCGTACTGGATGATACAGCAGTAAATATTGGCGGTGGTTATATTGTTGTAACGGGTTCAGACTTTCAATCTGGTGCGATTGTGTTGGTTGATACGACACAAGCCACTTCAACAACATTTGTCAATAGTACAACTCTCAGAGCAGAATTACCGGCTAAATCTGCCGCTTCTTACAATATCTATGTGGTAAATCCAGACGGTGGCACAGGTATTCGTGTCAATGGTGTGACATTTTCAGGGACACCAACGTGGGTTACTTCAAGCCCGCTATCAAATCAATTAGCAAATACTTCCTTTAATGTAAGTTTAAGTGCTACGAGTGCAACAAGTTATTCTAATACCACAGCATTACCAGCAGGAACACAATTATTATCGAATGGATATTTTTATGGTACAGTTACTATTGGTGCAGAGACAACATATAGCTTTACTGTGAGGGCTACAGACGCAGAAAATCAAGATGCAGACAAAACATTCAATGTTACGGTTACGGTTGCGCCACAGTATCAATTATGGTTATGGGGACGTAATAATTTTGGCCAGCTAGGATTTAATGATATAGTTGATAGATCCAGTCCAGTCCAAGTAGGATCTGGTACTAATTGGAATTTGGTGAGTATCGGAAGTTATAACACCATGGCTACCAAGACTGATGGTACTTTATGGACATGGGGATATAATATTCGTGGCCAACTAGGACTTGGAGATACAGTATATAGATCCAGTCCAGTACAAGTAGGATCTGGTACTAATTGGAATTTGGTGAATATTGGAGAATATAGCACCATAGCCACCAAAACTAATGGTACTTTATGGACATGGGGAGGTAATATTCGTGGCCAGCTAGGATTTAATGATATAGTACATAGATCCAGTCCAGTCCAAGTAGGATCTGGTACTAATTGGAATCTAGTGAGCATTGGAACCTCCTATAACACCATAGCCACCAAGACTGATGGTACTCTATGGACATGGGGAAGTAATCAACGAGGCCAGCTAGGATTTAATGATATAGTTGATAGATCCAGTCCAGTCCAAGTAGGATCTGGTACTAATTGGAATTTGGTGAGTATTGGAGCTTATAACACCATAGCCACTAAGACTGATGGTACACTATGGATATGGGGATATAATAATAATGGCCAGCTAGGACTTGGTAATATAGTTGATAGATCCAGTCCAGTCCAAGTAGGATCTGGCACCACATGGAGTGAGGTGAGTATTGGAGTTTATAACACTATAGCCACCAAGACTGATGGTACACTATGGATATGGGGACGTAATGATCACGGCCAGCTAGGACTTAATGATAGAGTATATAGATCCAGTCCAGTTCAAGTAGGATCTGGCACCACATGGAGTAAGGTGAGTATTGGATTTTATAACACCATAGCCACCAAGACCGATGGTACTTTATGGACATGGGGACGTAATAATCGTGGCCAGCTAGGATTTAATGATATAGTAAATAGATCCAGTCCAGTCCAAATAGGATCTGGTACCACATGGAGCAAGGTGAGTATTGGAAAATACAACACCATAGCCACCAGAACCGCATAAAATCATGCCACTTACCAAAATACAACCCCAAAACATACAAGATTATGCCATTGGTACGACTAAACTATCCAATACTGCCACCGTAGCCTTTACACAAACATTGGCACCTAAAATTACTTCTGTCAATGTTGCTAATTCTTCTTATACAATATTAGATGATACTGCCGTAGATACTGCTGGTGGTTACATTGTGATTAATGGGTCAGAGTTTCAATCTGGTGCCACAGTATTCATTGACACTACACAGGCCACGGCAGTTAGTTATGTGAATTCAACAACATTAAGAGCACAAGTACCTGCTAGATCAGCTGCATCATATAATCTTTATGTAATTAATCCAGATGGTGGATTTGGTATTCGTGTAAATGGTGTAACATATTCTACATCACCAACATGGGTTACAGGCAGCACTTTATCAAATCAATCAGCCAATGTATCCTTTAATGTATCATTGAGTGCTACTGGTGCCACAACATATTCCAATACTACAGCATTACCAGCTGGTACACAATTACTCAGCAATGGATATTTTTATGGTACTGTAACGATTGGTGCTGAGACAACATATAGCTTTACTGTAAGAGCCTCTGATGCTGAATTGCAAGATTCTGATAGGACATTTAATGTTACGGTTACGGTTGCGCCACAGTATCAATTATGGACTTGGGGATCAAACGGTAGTGTGGGAAAATTAGGAATAAGTATAAATGATGGATTTAGATCCAGCCCAGTTCAAGTTGCTGGTAATGATTGGAGTGAAATAAACACTTTTGATTATCAATCTGGATCAATAAAAACAGATGGAACTTTATGGACATGGGGAAATAATAGCTTTGGTAATCTAGGACTTAATGACATGATTAATAGATCCAGTCCAGTCCAAGTAGGAACTGGTACTAATTGGAGCAAAATTAGTATCGATAATGCAATGTTTGCTATCAAAACAAATGGTACTTTATGGTCTTGGGGAGATAATAATTATGGCCAGCTAGGACTTGGAGATCAAATTAATAAATCTAGTCCAACACAAGTTGGCTCTGCTACTAATTGGAATATTATTAAAGAAAGATATGGTGATGCAATTGCTCAAAAAACTGACGGTACTTTGTGGACGTGGGGATCTAATCTTAGAGGAAACTTAGGACTCAATCAAACAACTGCTAGATCTAGCCCAACTCAAATAGGATCTTCTACAGATTGGAATTTGGTTGATATAGGATATCGATCAAGTGGGGCTACTAAAACAAATGGTACTCTGTGGACATGGGGAGTTAATACTAATGGTTCATTAGGACTTGGAAACGCAATTGATAGATCCAGTCCAGTCCAAGTAGGAACTTCTACTAATTGGAATCTGGTGAGTGTTGGTGTCTACAGCCCCGCAGCCACCAAAACAGATGGTACTCTATGGCAATGGGGTAGAAATAATGCTGGCCAGCTAGGATTTAATGATATAGTAAATAGATCCAGTCCAGTTCAAGTAGGAACTGGTACTGATTGGAATAAAATTAGTAGTGGTCTATATTTTACGTTAGCGACAAAAAATAATAATACATTATGGGCATGGGGAAGTAATAGTGGAGGAGAATTAGGCCTTAACGACAGAACTCCTAGATCTAGTCCAGTACAGTTGGATTCTAGTAAGTGGATTTCAATAAATGCTGGATACCAGAACACTATGGCTATCAAACAAGCATAACAGAGAACAAATATGTCACTTACACGAATAACATCAGATTTTAAATCTCCAACTCTAAATGAGGATCTAAGTCGCAAATATAGTTAATGAATTTTACTGCATCATCTTCATTGTCGAAATAACGAATAATGGTCTGACCAGTAAATGGTGAAATTAAGAATAAAAGAATATTGTGAGAATGGTAGGTGGAAAACTTAATCCACCAACCATTTCTATTGACAGGCAACCAAGAACGAGTATTATTTGCTATTTGCAGATACCGTTGAAAGTTGTTTTCCTGCTTTTGTAATTGCTTCTTTTGCATATTCCGTGCCTTTATTTACAGCATCTGCTGCACTCACAGTATATGTATAAAAGAATTTGTCTGTAACAGTATTAAAAAACTTCAAAGTCTCTTTAAATACCGAGTTCTGATAGTCGATGGTTTGAATGGCCACATCAGTAGATTTGGCAACGATTTCATCGATTTGTGGTACTTTAGCGTTTTTAAAATAGTCAAACATGTGAATCTCCTTTAGACGATTGATTGAGTTTATTCCATAAATCTACGGGTTTTTTTATAATATTCGGCACGCTTCATTTGGCCTTCAATCATAGAATCCCACAGCATTTGTAGAAAAGATTTAAATTTCAATAACATTGTAACCTCCTTAAGCATTACAATATTATTTAGTATATTTTATGTTGCAACCGCACATTTTTGTGGCAAAGATGATGTAATTCTACCAGATGATAAATAAATGTGGTAATCTTGGTATTGGCGTACCAAGAAACCCGGTCGGATCAGGCTGTCCCACATAACTATCTATATCAGTCGGAGATAACTATGAATTGTCTAATTTGTAATAAACCCATTTTTCGCAAAAACAAAAAAGCTTGTTCGCCTTCACATGAAAAAATTATTGCTGCCAAAATTGGCGCAGGTTATTTTCACGAACATAGAAACAAACAAAAACCACTATGGCGTGACATTAATAAAATAAGCGAAATCTATGATGAATGTAGAAGAATAACAGAACAAACAGGAACTCCACATCATGTGGATCACATAATACCCTTACGTGGTAAAAATGTCTCTGGATTGCACGTACATCAAAATTTGAGAATTATTTCATCAGATGAAAATCAAAGAAAAAATAATAAATTTTTACCTGAATTATTGTGAAATGAAGCTGAAAATATTATAAGTATCGGTGTCCGGTTTGAAATTAAGATGCTTTAGCTTTAAGGTGGTCCTTCCGAATCCTACAGGACACCCACTCATTATAGTATGAATCATTCATCAGAGCGTGGCGGTTGAAAATCTCAAAAGTTTCCCAATAAGAACACTCACTACGACTTTTACAGAGGTGTAAAATCTCTCTAGTGTATTGATCTGCACCTTTTTCTTTTACTTCCTCTTGTAATTTCTTATTACTTCCCCAATAGTTTTCCCAATCAGAGGCGACACGAATTCTTTTCTTTTTACCTTTTACTTGTTTAGTTTTAGATTTAGTAAAGAATTTCTTGCCAATATACTTTCGGCCAGTTTTGTTGTGAGTGATGAGATAGACAAAGCCAAAGAACCCTTCGGTTTCTTCGGCTGTTATCTCATTGATGGTATTATGAAAGTACCAGGTCATTCATCATCATCAACTTCTTCATGTTCCGTAATATATTCTGCACAAAACGGACAATGGAGTGGATCAGTTTCAGTCTGATCCTCATCGTATTTAATCGTAAACTCAGAACCACAATTATCGCATATATGATGTAGATTTGTCATATTAACACCATGAAGATTTCTTTTCACCAAAATAAGGTCTTGCGTGGCCATTGGCGATTAGTAATTGCGATAAACGCTGACCATTAATAACCACATCACCAAGCACACGGCCGCCATATTTATCATGGTCTTTTAATTCAATCAATACTTGTTGGCCAGATTGATATGCACGATTCAATACATCTTTGGTAAATTGTGTGGCTCTCTGTGCAGCTTCATTTTCTTTTGGACATAATGCACGATGGCCTTTTTCTGGTGTATCAACGCCTAATACACGAATTGATAATTTCTTTGGTAATGGATCAGGCATAAATGGTACATTAAATTCTACGGTATCACCATCAATAACACGGGTGATTTGCCAATTATATGGATTGGCCATGGCGGTTGAACCCATCATAACAAGAATTGTAAATAATAGTTTTTTCATTTCTCTCCCTTACAAATTAAATTTTTATCACATTTTTCCATTGTGCCATCTTGTGTATTCATGCGTATAATAGTACCTTCTGAATCAATATTGAAGGTGTATTTGGCATTGTTTACCTGAGGCATCATTACTTGATAACCTAATAACAAAGTCATAATTAAAGTTAAACCAAACATTGTGAATTCTTTTTCTTATAATCTTCTATGGCCGCTTTGATTGCATCTTCAGCCAAAATTGAACAATGTATTTTGACTGGAGGGAGCGCCAGCTCTTCGGCGATTTGAGTATTCTTAATAGTTGATGCCTCATCAAGAGTTTTACCCTTGACCCATTCCGTGACAAGAGAACTGCTTGCAATTGCGGAGCCGCAGCCATATGTCTTAAACTTCGCATCAGTAATAATTCCTTCATCATTCACCTTTATCTGCAATTTCATTACATCGCCACAGGCTGGAGCACCAACCATACCTGTACCAATTTTCGTTAAATCTTCTGTTTTTGCAAAAGATCCTACATTTCTAGGATTTTCATAATGGTCTATTACTTGAGCTGAATATGCCATTTTTAAACTCCAAAAGATGAACCACAACCACACTTGGTTGTTACATTAGGATTTTCCATAACAAATTGTTCACCGCCTAATTCTTTTTTATATTTAACTGTTGTGCCTTGCAAATATTGTGATGACATACTATCAACTAATAATTTTATATCATCTTTCACATCAAAAACAAAATCATCTTCATTGATGGCATTGTCCCAAGTAAAACCATATTGAAAACCAGAACAACCGCCACCTTGAACAAATATGCGAAGGCCTTTTACTTCAGGATCATTTTCTTCTACATATAACTCTGCAATTTTGTTTATTGCTGTTTGATCTATTGTGATCATGCTGCTTTGCCCCATACATCTTCCCAATCACCAGACAATGCACCTTTTGCATAATCAGTTACACGATTCTCAAAGAAATTGCCGTGAATTGGACTGTTAATCATTTCTTCAACCCATGGTAGTGGGTTCTTTTTAACTTTAAAAATACCTTTCATACCAAGGCTAATTAGTCTACGATCAGCAATATATCGAATGTATTGTTTCACTTCATCTGATGTTAGATTTTGCATTGGTCCCATATCAAATGCAAGGTCAATGAATTTATCTTCTAATTCAACCATTTTACCTGCAATAGTATATATCTGACCTTTTAACTCATCATTCCAAATCTCTTTGTTTTCTTCAATATAGGTTCTAAACAACTTAATCATTGATTCTGTGTGCATGGTTTCATCAACAATTGACCATGTAACAATCTGTCCCATGCCTTTCATTTTACCATGTCGTGGAAAATTCAATAACATAATAAAAGAACTAAACAACTGCATACCTTCTGTAAATGCAGAGAATACGGCAATATGTTTGGCTGTGTTTTCTTTACTTGAATTTTGATTAGAAATATCTAGAATGTATTCGTGTTTTTGTTTCATTGCATCATATTCAAGAAACTGATTGTACATAGTTTCTGGCAAGCCAAGAGTTTCAATTAAGTGTGAATATGCAGCCACATGTAATGCTTCACGAGCCGCAAAGCCAAGAAGCATCATACGAACTTCTGGTTGTGCAAAATAAGGTAAATAGTTTTTAACATAGCCACCAGCAACATCTATATCGCCTTGTGTGAAGAATCGAAAAATGTGTGTAAGAAACTGTTTTTCTTCTTTTGTAAGTTTATTTTTCCAATCTTTTACATCTTCAAGCATAGGCACTTCTGTATGCAACCAATGAATCTGTTCATGTTTTAACCATGCTTCATATGCCCATGGATAATAAAAAGGTTTGAATGAATTTCTTTCTTCTGTTATGTTATGTTTTCTCTTTACCATACTTATTCTCTCTTATAAATTTTTTTGCGATTGATAACGATGACGAAACAACCATGTGCATATCCATGTAGGTATAAAGGCCGCATCGGCCAATGAATGTCACCTTATCATTTTGTATGTCTTTATATTTTTTGTATAACAATTTCGTATTTTCAGTCATCACGGGATAATACTTTTCACCTGTTTCTTTATAGTCGCATGGTTCTTCATATGTAACGGTACTGTAATTCATATTCTCACCATGCATTGGTATTTTTTTCCATTCTGTAACTCTTGTAAATCGACCATCATCTGTAAAATTTACTGTTGTACAAGGCAGTATTTCATCTATGGGTACTGTTATCGTATGAAAATGTATTGATCGATATGGCAATTCGCCATAGCAATAATCATAATATTCATCTATGGCCATCGAATTAAAGATATGATCATATTCATTTTCCATAGATTTATGATAATCACGATTTAAAAATACATTTACACCATCTAATATATTTTCAAACATTTTTGTGTAGCCTTCAACAGGCATATATTGATATTTGTCAGTAAAACAACGATTATCTGATGTATCTCTTGGTTTTACTCTATCAAATACATCTTTACTTATTTCATCGTAATATTGTCCCCACATTTTGCGTGAGTACGGTTCAAAAAATGTTTTAAAAACATCTTCTTTATTTACGACCAATAAAGTATTTCTATTTACTGGAAATGGTACAAATGCACCACTTTTTAATTTAGCTTTTATTTCGTGTTCATATGGTATCCAATCAGTAAATTTAGATAACCATTTAAATACTTCTTCATTGTTAGTATGAAACAAATGAGGGCCATACTTATGCACACGAATACCAAAATCATTTTCAAAATCGTAAGCATTACCTGCTATATGTGGCCGGCGATCAATCACATCTACATAAAATCCAGCATCATGTAATTCTCTGGCCACTACGGCGCCAGCATAACCTGCACCAACAACTAGTATGCGTTTTTGTTCCATAATTCTTGAAAATCGTTACAGAAAAATGAAATATCTTCTTTTGTACTTACATGTATTGCTAAAGTTTTCATGGGCATCAACATAGCTACATCAGGTTTTGTCCATACATTTGATAGACTGGTGCCTTCCCATTTACCATCTATCTCACCTATCTCCATCAATTTATTAAATTCTTCTTTATATTTTGTAATGACAGATTTCTTTATCATAAACGATTCGTGTGTGAACCATGTGGTACGATAGTATCTGTCTGGTCCTGGTGATACAATACATGGTCTGATGTAAGTATCATTAAATAAGTTTTTAGGATGAAAATATAATTGCACAAAATCTTGTGGAAATATGCCAATTTCTGTTTTCATATCAAATGATTGAAAGTAATACCATGCTTCAACCATCTTTCTTATCGAATCATTATAATGTAAATAATCATCCTCTACAATATAAACTAATTCATCTTCAGGTAAAGTATCAATGTAGTCATATGCCACTTTTACTGAATATCGTGACTTTTGTTTACCATTTAGACCTGTTTGATCCCTCTCAGGTAAAAAATTAAATGTTGCTGTTGGTGCAACTTCTTTTATTTTATCTTTAGTACATTCACTTGAATTATCATCTATGATATGTAATGAATATTTACCATATGATTCTAAAGAATTTACTAAAGAAATTAAACAACGAATAATACATTCATCTTTGGCCACTATTCTATCAGTCGCCAAAGAAACTCTATCGCATGTTCTTAATACAACATTAACCTTCACAAGCCAAACACACTTCTTCTGTCGCTAATTGTTTTAAATCAATCTCTTGTATTACTTCACGCTCAATTTTTTTAGCAACTTTATCAGCTTTGGCCAATTTTTCTGAACGACAATAATAAAGAGTTTTCAATCCTTGTTTCCATGCCTGAAAATGTACAGCATGTAAGTATTTTACATTAACATCTGGTCTAAAAAACAAATTGACAGACTGCGCTTGGTCAATGTAACTTTGTCTGTGAGCTGCATGGTCCACGACCCATCTTTGGTCAATTTCCATACTGGTTTTATACACATCTTTTGTCCACTCATCAAGAAACTCAAGGTGTTGAACGGACCCATCATTGGCGATGATAGACGACCAGATTTCGCTGTAATCAAGATTTTTGTCTGCATCACATTTCTCCTTGATGATTTTATCCAAATAACGGTTTTTGTTTAGAAAGGCACCACTTAATGTATCTTGTCGATATGCATTTGCTCTAAAAGGTTCAATACTTGGTGATGTATTGCCCATTATGATTGAAGAAGAAGCGTTAGGAGCAATGGCAAGCATATGACTAAACCTGCGACCAGTACCAACGGCATCGGGAGCCTCTCCCCGTTTGGCACCCAACGAAAGATTGGCAGCATCTAATTTCTCCTTAATATGTTTAAACATTTTATTGTTGGCACTTGTGGCCAAAGCAGATTCCCAAGCAATATTGTTTCGCTGCAAATAAGCATGGAACCCAAGAGCACCAATACCAATAGAACGCTCTCTGCTGGCACTATACTTTGCACGAGCGATAGAAGAAGGAGCATTGTCAATAAAGTACTGAAGAACATTATCAAGCATTTCAGCAACATCGTGCAAAAAGTTTGGATCGTTTTTCCATTCATCGTAATACTCCAAATTAACTGATGATAAACAACAGACAGCTGTACGCTCTTTATCTGTTGGTAAAATAATTTCACTACACAAATTACTTTGTTTAATTGATAGACCAAGTTTCTTTTGAAACTCTGGCATTAAACGATTACTTGTATCAATAAAATGCAAATAAGGTTCACCTGTTTGCATACGAATTTCTAATATACGCTGCCACAATTCACGAGCCGATACTGTATCACGAACCTCACCACTATGAGGATCTTTTAAATGCCATGTATCATCAGCATGTGGATCTAACATACATTTTTCAATTAGATGCATGAAATCATCTGTAACATTAATGCCATGATGCAAGTTCAAGCAACGCATATTCTGGTCGCCTGTTGGTTTCCTCATTTCTAAAAAAATGAGAATATCAGGATGACTAATATCAAGATAAGCAGCGTAAGAACCACGCCTAGTTCTGCCCTGCCTGTAAGCGAGAGAAGAAGCATCATAGGTACGCAAATGAGGCATAACACCAACCGACTTATCATCAGCAGAGCGAATTCCAATTCCAATTCCAACCCCTCCTCCTAGCATTGAGAGCCAATTTACTTCCGCCAGACAATCGACAAGGCCTTCTGCGGAATCATCAAGATACGGGAGAAAACATGAAATAGGCAGACCACGCTTAGAGCGGCCAAAAGATAAAATGGGAGTAGAATAAGAAAGCCAATGTCGAGAAGAATACTCATAAAGCCTTTGCGAGTGTGCAGCATTCGTCCCAAAATGTTTAGATACATATGCAAACCTTTCTTGTGGTGAGTTTTCATCCTCACGCATATAACTCTCTTTTAATCTTTTGATACCTAATTCATCAAACAATGAATCTCTAGTGAAATCTACGGTGATGCCGTGAACAATATCAGACATGCAATACTCCAGTTATTATTATTTTGTTACGAATTCATTTGCCATGGGGAATACCGTGGCAATTATTTCTGCACATTTCTGTGCTATTTCTATATGTTCTTTTTGTGTGCCATTCGCTGAGCGAAGTTGTATGTAGTGTATCCATGATCTTAATGTGCCATTCATGTATAATCTCGAAATTGTAAGTCCTTCAGGCAATACAGCACGAGCTTGTTCTTTTGCTATACCATTATCTATGGCCCATTGATATGCAGTTTTTGCTTCACTTAATACACGATTCTGCATAATTCTCCATGAGTATTTTAATAATTCATCATCTGTTTCAACGGAGTTTTGACGATTCTTTTCATCTTGTAATCTTGCATCCCTTAAAACAAAATCTAAATCTTTAGTTGGGTCGGCGTAACGCTGAGAAAACTCTTGAAAACTAAATGAACGGTGACGAAGCATTTGTCTTGCAATATCTCTTGTGGTTTCTATTTCTAAACACATGTTCACCATTTCAAGTGGTGACCAATGCTGATGCTTAATAAGATAACGAATTAATTTCTCACTAGTTTCTTTGTTGGCTTGGTTGCTAGGATTTGATACTCTCGCACAAAAAGCAACCAATTCTGTTGTGTTCTCAGCGAAATGCATCGCTGGTTGTGTATAACTAATCAATTCAACTTTCATACTTTTTTCCAAAATGTAAACTTGGCTTGTGCCTCAAGACCTTTGAAGGAGTTACTACTTATAATACTTTGTATTTCTGTTTTTGTTTTTCCATTCATGATCATTTCATTTATATCTTTACCAATCAAATTATCTGGCCAAATTACTACAAAATGATCTAATTTGATTGCATTTTGCATCAATTTCATCACTTCTTTATTTCTTGGTTCATTGTCAAATATTAAAATCTTTTTACCTACTGAAATACTTTTTGCTGCAAGTGTAAGATTGGCATCACCGGAGGCAACACAATTATCAATAAACAATGAATCAAGTGGTCCTTCGACAATATAAACATCTTTTGATCGATTGACACGATCCATGCCAAATATCAATTTATCAGTAGATTCTTTTGTTCTTATAGTAACATATCTTAATGTTTTGTCACTCGTTACTAATGCACGGCCAGATACAGCAATCAATTCATTATACGCATCATAAAAAGGAATTACAAGTCGTGCATCATCAAGTAATTGTTTTCCGTGATTTGGTATGAGTGCATCAACAAATTGTTTATAATTTTGTGTAAATAACAATCTTTCATAATGTGATTTATCTATTTTTCTGTGCTTTAGATAATCAAGACAAAAGTGGCCTTCTGGCAGTTTATCACACCATTCTGCGTGTTCAAATGTTTTTGCCTTTTCAAGTTTATCGAACCTTGTTGGTGTAATGTTAAGAATTGTGTTTGCAAGTTTTGAATTATTGGTCTTACCCGATGTGTATCGTTCAAGAGAATACTCTTTGTACAAACTTTCATCTACATGCTTTATAAAATTACCAAGACTTAAACCTGCACCACAATTATGGCAGGTGTAAAACAAATCATTTAATTTACGATAAACATAACCACGAGCCTTTGTTTTATTTTTCTTACTGTCACCACAAATTGGACAGGAGAAATTCCAAAGGTAATCATTCTTCTGCTTGAAATTACGCAGACGAAATGACATTAGACGGACATATTTAGAATCAACTGATAACATAATAAAGAGTATAACAAAAAACTACAACAAAAACAAGTCTATTTGAAAAGTGTACCTAAAACACCTAGATTGACATTACCGATAACCCAACCAAGTGCGATGGCTGCACCGAGGATCATCCATTTATACTTATCGATTTCTTTTAAAGTATCGCTAATTTTATTGCCATTATCTTCCTGTTTATGGCGAATAAGATCGGCACGAATATTGTCAAGTCTTTCGGTAATTCTAACCTCCACTTGATCAATTCGTTCATGTATTTCACGGCTAACTGTAGTAATGCGTGAATGTAATTCTTTTATATCTTCTTGCAAATTATCTTCCGATTTTTCGTGTTGTTCGTGGCGTTGTTCGTGAATGGTTAACATACGAATCATGTTATCATTCATTTCTTGAATCTTTTCTATAGATTCAGATAGTTTCTCGCATACCCTATCAGTTTGTTGAACATCTTTTTCCAACAAACCAACTTTTAATTCGAGAGCATGCATTTTTTCTTCTTCAGGATACATCTTTGTTACACCTTATTGCGGCAATTTGATCGATGAGTGTTTTTAATTCTACCATTCCTTGTTCAATCTTTTCAAGTGCCATTTTAACTTCAATTCTCTCTTGGTGTATATGTTCAATGTATTCTGTTACTGGTTTTGAAATTGTTGGTGGTTGAATTGTGGGATAAGACACAGGATTTATTTTCATAGTTTTGGTGCCTCGCTCTTTTTTGCAAATTTTTCGGATGCAGTAACTCCAAGGCCGGCGATGGCAATATACATCATACCCTCAAACACGTTTGGATCTACCTTTAAATCCCAAATTAAATCTGCAACAAAGGCGATAGCACACAAAATAAATGCGGCGATTGTTACTGCTCTTTTACTGCTGATAAGATCATCTGTACCATCAGATAACATGCTGTGAAACCAATTCACGCCAAAGCACTCACAATTGAAATAGCAGTTGTAATTGCAGCATGAAGTTGTTCTTTCTGCTGCATTTCTTCTGCGTTCATTGTTACGGTTTTTTCAATTTCAAACCCACGAAGAAAATTTAAATATTCTTCTTTGGTAATTTCACCTTGTTCAAACATTGATGTAGCTTCACGATATGAAGCGTCTATTTCATTTAAAGTCATCTTGGTTTTTTCCCTATTACTTTTTGAGCTGTCTCAGCAGATCGATTAATTTGTTGTAATTTTATTTTACAGAAACCTTCAGAAACCCCAGTACTTTTGCCATACATTTCTCGGCCTTGTTTTGTTAATTCTACAAGGTTGCCAGCTAGTTTGGCAGCATCAGGATTATCAGGTAAATATTGTGTAAAGTTTTTCAACTCTACTGAAATGAAATAGAGACCTTCAAAATTATCTTTTGATTTGCTTTGGTCTTTACAATCTTCAACGGCCAATTCAGATAGTGTGCGAACTTTGTTTGTCAATGCATATTCAATGGTATCAT